CCGGCTGATACGCCTCGCGGTTTTGCTTATGGGCCCAAACCGGGCAAGTTGTTGCCCAAACTGTTTGCTCGTTGTGGCGTCGAATTCGACGCCGCTTGGGTCCATGCCGTTGCCGAAAATGTCCTCCCGTCTGTGTGGCATTTACCTGTAGCCCGCGAGTACGTACAGCACATGTCGGCGCTCTCTTTGTCTATGATGCCTAACAGTAAGCAGAGCCGACACGCGCGTAATCGTAAGCGCCGAACGGATGCTGTTCGCGCAGTCATGCTGCACGTTGGCCGTAAGGAGGGCATACATCAGAGCGACCGCATATATTCTGCGTACATGCAGCTTTACGGCATGGGCGAGTGTGATTGCGACGAGTTGATCGCTGAAATCCAGTCCGTTACCAAAATTCCAGGAGTCGCTAAACACCCGCTCTGGAAGAAGATGAACCGGGTGGATCGTGCGGGTGTCCCGCGCGACGCATTGTGTGTCGCGACCGTCCCGTTTGTGCGAACCGCCCTGATCGCCGCCGGTATTGCGGCCGTATCTGTCGTGAACACGCTCTCTTATGAGTATCTGGGCCATAGCATCACCGAACTTCTTGTCGCGCCGGTGTGCGAGGAGCTGTTGCGGACAGTTGCGCCCATTGGCGTAAGCGTGGCGTTTATTGCCGCCGAGGCATTGACGGGCAAGATCGGTGGCAACACCGTTATGCACGTTGTTAACGGGGTGTTGGCTTGGTTTAGCCCTTGGTGGAGTTTACCTGTCCGCATTGCCACTCACGTGGCTTACAACGCATTTTCGCGTTGGTTGAATCCTAACCAAATTCGGCCGCCGTCTATGAAAGAGGCCTTTCTCAAGGGCTATAACGACGGTTTGTCGAAGGTGCGGACAGGAGTTGTGGAATTTTCTTTTAATTCTCAACAGCATGGCAACGGTCGTGCTGGAACAGCGTCCCCGTGGACCGCGCAACCAGCAGAAGCGCGGCAAGGGCAAAGGTGGCAGCCAGGCGTGGCAGCCGAAGGCGAATTTGGCGAAGCGCGAGCTTGCCGTAGCCAACCAGGAATTGGCTTTGGTCAAGCGCGAATCGCGCATGGCGGCGGG